ACAAGTAGCGGGGGATTTGATTTTAGGCGCCGGTATTGCATCAAGTTCTATTGGCATTGATGGTTTGTCTCAAAGTATTCAAACAACGTCAAGCGCTATGTATTCAGGTTATTCATCGCGTGTTGATTACTATGAAAAACAGTATGACACACTAAAGAAGGCCGTAAAAGCACAGTACAAAATCAACCAGTTCGGAGTAATCTAAATGACTACGATCACCCCTAGAATACCAACAAAACTAAGGCCCCGCGTTGATTGGCTAAATGAGGAATTTAGAAAACAATTTTTCACAAGATCAATGCTCGTATCTTGGGAAATGTGCGCCGAATGCCCATGCTCAAATAAGGGCGGGGCGGTGGTGCTTGATCTTCCTAGTATAGATGCAAACTTAGAGAAACAAGGCGAAGTTCGTTCAGATTGCCCCCTATGCAAGGGCATTGGCTATTTTTGGCATAGCAAACAAGATACAAGGGCACTAATCACTAGCGCAAGTTCAGATGAATCAAGGTTTCATGAGTATGGAGAATACGCAAGAGGAATGGTAAACATTACGCTACTACCTGAAACATTGCCTTCATTCGGCGATCGCTTTACAATGGTAGATTCAAGCATGATCTTTAAAGAGACAAAGACGCGAAAGACGGGGGCGATTCAGTCCCTTAGAAATCCTATTGTTCCTCGTGTACTAGATACACAGGGCGGGGCGACTACTTTACGTGTTTTGCATCTACATACGGCGAATAGTACAGGTTTAGGCGTTCTAAATGGTAGCTTGATTGAGGGCGTAGACTTTGAAGTCAATGTAGATGGAGACATTGATTTTTCTAAAGGTGATCTAAATGGCAAAGCGCCGGCGGTGGGCGTGAGATACTCAATCTCTTATTACGGACATCCTAGATACTATGTGGCGGATAATCCGCATACTCATAGAGATTCAAGATATGTTCGCAAGTCAACAGATGAACAAATTAGATTGATGCCTGTTCAATGTAAAGCGACCTTAGAATTCATGGGGGCCGGCTTAAATGGTTAACATTAAACGTTTATCCCTTGTAGATTTGATAGAGGGCTTAGGCCTTGGCAAACAAGATCAAAAACAACGATCAAGACAACTTGCAAGCATGATCCTTGCCGAATGGTCCGCGGAGGCCCGAAGCGCCCTTAAAGGTTCTGTTCAACAAAGTTATCTTAGATCATTATCAATCAATAAAGCGGATGAATACGGCGTATCTGTTAGCCTACCTAAGCCAGGGCAAAGCGCAACAATTGCCCTTATGTATGAACTTGGAATGGGGCCAGGGGGCATAGGGACCACAGGGCCTTATGATATGCGTAAATTTATGCTTCAAGAGAAAACTAGAAACATAAGACGGGATAAAAAAGGCAATCTATATCTAAATGTTCCCTTTAAAAAGAGCGCTAAGAAACTACAATCAGAGAACCCAGATATTTATAAGAAAGCAAAGAAATTAGCCCCTATGATTTCTTTTCATGCAAATGCTCACAATGTTACGCCTCAAGGTAGCCCCCGCGGCGCTAAAGGTAATCAATTACCGCGGGGGCTAGTACCTAAAAAGGCGCCTCATCATGCTACTGATATCTATGCAGGTATGAGAAGACATGCAAGCGCATATTCAAACAAACAGGGGCGGCCGGTGATACAAACTAGCGGGTATATTACTTGGCGTAGGATGACAATTGATCAGAAGCCCCCTAAATGGATGCATCCAGGTATCAAACCTTTAAATCTTGGTGATCGGATATTCCGAATCTTGCCACATATGATTAATCATGTATATGGAGTATAAATTATGTTCGATCTACTATTACTAGAAACTTTACACAATGGATTTGAATACTACCTTCAAAACAAGAATGACTTTAAAGCTTTGTTCTTTGGCCTTAGTGATGCAACTCTTGAACAATGGTTTTCATTATTCATTGCACAAAAGCCGGTATTTCGTGCAAGATATGCACAAGGTACAGCCCAAGCGCCTATGATTACCATTTTAACAGGTCAAGAAGATGTACAAGAAAAGTTCATGGGCAAAACAGAATATAGGGGCACTGATGGGCGTATGGTCGTTGGTTACCATGTTTCAGAGAATGCCCAAGCGGTAATCTTTGCAAAGTCGCCCGAACTTGCAAGAATTTATTTCATCGTACTTAGGGCGGCGTTTGAGCAAGGCGCTAGGGCGCTAATGAAAGCGGGGTATTCACAAACAGCGTATGAAGGTACTACGCTACTTGATCCAGAAGAAGAACTATCAAGCGAAGAATTAGGCATCTATGTAAGAAAGATGAACTTTAGCGCTAGTTATCCAGTAGAGATCAAACTTACTAAAGATGCAGAATTCGGAGATCAAACAACCTATTCAACCATTGATGATCTTCTCATTTTAGCCAGTGATCAAGAAAAGAATAGCATCAAGGGCGGAGTCACCCCCGAAACCTAACAAAAAATCAAACATGAAACTTTTATTTATTTTATAATAGAAAAAAAGATGAAGGAGTCTATAAATGCCCAGTTCTTTAAATCTCAATGGATTAAGAATCTATAAACCAGGCGTATACGCAACAATCGACGCAAGCGCCTTAGGTGGTCAAAATACAAGTACAGGCAACGTTTGCCTAGTCGGTGCTTTTCCTAGTTTTGAAGCTGACAATCCGCTAACCTTTACAAGCGCCGGAGCGCTAAGGGATTATGACAGCACAGACAAAGAACTAGCGCTACTAGGCAAACTAGCCTTTGCCCCTAGCGTAGATGATCGTGTACCCGCCGGCGTCAATTCGCTTACTATGTTGAATGTGCAAACATGCGCACAAGCTAAATACAACTTAGTAAATGACAACGCGGACACAGTGGCAACCTTTGAAGCTTCTGTGTGGGGCGCAAAAGGTAATAATACTTATTTAACTTGTTCTTTTGATGGTGCGTTCGATGTTGCTTTAAATCGTAATGGACTTGCAGAAGAATTCTTGAATGTGTCTAGTGGTGATGTTTGTTCTTTTGAGTATACAGGTAGCGCATTAACTAGCGCTTCTCTTGATCTTAGCGATACAAGCAATCTAGTAATTACTTGGACAAAAGATGTTGATCTTAGTTCAAATAATGCCGGCGTAAATGTTACCGATATGAAAACAGTAGCCGGCTTAGGTTTTCAACTTGATGAGGCGCCAACAGGGAATGTAGTAATCGTGATTAGTGGCTATAATGCAGCCGGCGTAGAGACTACACAAACAATTACCCTTAGCAATACAACTAAAGTAACAAGTAACGTGTTTTCTCAAATTTACGGGCTAACTATTACAAATACAGCTAAGGCCGGCCTTGTACTCACAATTGACGGCGTCGCGTTTGATCTTGATCTATCAACCTTTGAAACAGTGAATGACGTAGTCGACTTTGTAAATCAAGCGAACAATGATTATCATTTTACAGCAAACTACTTAGCATCTAAATCATACAATGCGACCGCTTTAGATGGTTTTAGAGATGCACAAGATATCAAGGGCGTAGAAGTAGCCGTAACAGCGAATCTACAAGAGTTAATTGATACCTTGAGCGCTTCTAAAGTAGCTTCTTTGGTTCGTGTTGGCGCTATTGCATGCGATGATTTTACAAATATTACAGGTACTTTCTTGATCGGTGGTACTCAATCAAGCGTAGTTCTTGGTGATTGGACAAGTGCGCTTGAACTCATTGAAACAAGCGATATTCAAATCGTTGTCCCTTTCTCAAGTGATATAGATGTTCATAAAGAAGTCTTGAAACATTGTACTAAATCAGCGCTTGCAGGTAGTGAAAGAAATGGTTGGGTCGGTGCCAGTGCTAATCAATCAATCACTGAGCTAAAGAACAATTGGGTTAAGGCGCTCAATAATAGAAACATTGCTTTAGTAGGTCAAAGCGTAAAAGTGACTAATCCTCAAGGCGTCATTCAGACACTTGAACCTAAGTATTTTGCGTTGATCTGTGCAGCTATGCAAGCCGGCACGCCTGTTGCTACGCCTCTCACTAGAAAGCGCCCCGACGTGGTCGATGTTCTAGGCGCTTGGATTGCTAATAGAGACGTAACAGACGCAATCAAGGCCGGCGTTTGCGCTTTAACTTCTGATAATTTAGGGTGGCGCATTGAACGATCTGTGACTACATGGATCAAAGATGATAATCCTATTTATTCAGAAGTATCAGCGAATGAAAGTATCAATACCAGCGTCAGAGACCTTAGAAACGCATTAGATATTTATATTGGCGATCGTAATTTAAATATTACCAGTTCAAGAATTCAAGGTATCGTTTCGGCCCGTCTCGATCAACAAGTAACAGATGGTATTATTAAAGCATATAAAAACATAGTCTTAGAGAACTTAGGCGATACGCTCAAAGTAAATTACACAGTCGCAGCCGTTGAACCTTTGAACTTTATTTCTATCACCGCCAGCGTTAGCAGATTTTAAAGGAGCTTAGAAAATGGAAAAAGTTTTTAGTGGTGCAAGAGCAAAGCTCTATTTTAACACAGCAACAGGGCAAGTAGAAGCGGGATTCGCTACCGGTATCAGTGTAAACGAAAATCACACTTTACAGCGTGTAAATGTGCTTGGTAACCTTGAT